AAACGGAAGCAAAGTATTGCGGTGCTCCGGGTTTTGCCTACGAAGTTGGTGGCCTGCGCATCGACAGGGACGGCACGGTAAGCGGCCCCGACCATCGCGGCCTGATCGCCGACCTTGAAGGTCTTTACAGTTTGGTGCCCATCAAGAAGGAGTACGACACAGAAAAGCCTGCGACAGAGGTTCCTGACGACCTGCAAATTTCCGAGACTGCGGCGCTTGGCGGCAGGGTCAGTCCCTATGATACGCTGACCGACGATGAACCTCCCCTGGTGGTGGACCGCGACAGCGAACCGGATGCCGCGCCCTGCAGCCTAACGATCAGCCTCCCGCGCGAAGGCATGACCGACGCGGCAATAGAGAACCTACACAGGCTCATTGCCAATAAGGAAATCTTCATCAAGAAAGCGCTGGAGTTGGACGCGTTGCCTATCGAGGTGGATGATACCGTCATCTCCTTCCCCTGGTATGACAAGGCGCCTTCGTCAGAGGTGCTCAAAGCGGCATCAACCCTCGTTAGTAAATTGGTCGGTATGGCCAGAAACCAAAAGCGCGTGAATGCCAAAGCTGATGAACCGGTGGAGAATATGAAGTACAGCTTCCGGTGCCTGTTATTAAGGCTTGGGTTTATCGGGCCGGAGTACAAGGATGTGCGATCGACGCTTCTGAAAAACTTCTCTGGTAGCGGAGCGTTCAAATCAGGAGCGCGTCGCACAGGGCCGAGACCGGCAGTGCCCCTCGACCAGCCCATTGATGTCCAGGCCAGCGAAAGTGAGGACGCCAGCAATGCGTAACTTCCCCGACAGAGAAACCGTCGAGCGTATCCGCAGGGAGTACCCTGCGGGCACTCGCATAGCGCTGATTGCTATGGACGATGTCCAGTCGCCCCCTGTGGGCACTCACGGAACCGTTCTGGCAGTCGACGATGCAGCCGATCTTCAAGTTTGTTGGGACAACGGCAGCACCCTAAACGTGATCTACCATGTGGACAGGGCGAGGAAACTGAAGGAAGACAAATGATCGAAGCAAAACACGGTTGAGAAAGCAGACTCAAGATCATTACTCACAAACCATTTTTCATGCGCCGGGACTGCCGAAAGGCAGCCCTTTAATTATGCCCGGTTTCGAGAAAGGATGGGGCCACAGATGGCAGCGTATAAGCTTAAAAACTACACGCCTACACGCTTTATGGCGCCTGATTCCCACTATGATAAAGCGGCCGCCGATTATGCTGTGGCCTTCATCGAATCACTTTGCCACACGAAAGGCAAGTGGGCGGGCAAACCTTTTAAGCTGATCGACTGGCAGGAACGCATCGTGCGCGATATCTTCGGAGTGCTCAAACCGAACAGTAACAGGCAGTTTAACACGGCGTATGCTGAGCTACCAAAAAAATCCGGGAAGTCTGAGCTTGCCGCTGCCATCGCGCTCCTCCTGACCTGCGGCGACGGAGAACAGAGGGCGGAAGTTTATGGCTGTGCAGCTGATCGGAACCAGGCATCCATCGTATTCAACGTGGCGGCCGACATGGTGCGGTATTGTCCCGCGCTCGCAAAACGGGTAAAAATCCTTGACTCCACCAAGCGTCTCATCTACCAGCCTGCCGGTGGCGTTTATCAGGTACTTTCCGCTGACGTAGCGAACAAACACGGTTTCAATACCTCCGGCGTCGTCTTTGATGAGCTTCATGCTCAGCCGAACCGAAAGCTCTACGATGTTATGCTTCGGGGTTCCGGTGATGCGCGTATGCAGCCGCTCTACTTTTTGATCACCACGGCTGGCGACAACCAAAACAGCATCTGCTGGGAAGTCCATTGCAAAGCCAAAGACCTGCTGGAGGGGCGTAAACACGACCCGACATTTTACCCTGTGATCTATGGTGTAGATGAAGGTGATGACTGGACTGATCCGGAAGTATGGAAAAAGGCAAACCCCAGCCTTGGGGTGACGTTTGGTATTGATAAGGTGCAGGACGCCTGTAACAGTGCAAAAGAAAATCCCGCCGAGGAGAACGCTTTCCGCCAGCTCCGACTGAATCAATGGGTGAAGCAGTCTATCCGTTGGATGCCCATGGACAAGTGGGACGCCTGCGCGTTTCCGGTTGATCCCAAAGCGCTGGAAGGACGTGTGTGCTACGGAGGGCTGGATCTGTCCAGCACAACAGATATCACCGCCTTTGTACTGGTTTTTCCGCCGGAGGACGAGACCGACAGGTACGTGATACTGCCGTTTTTCTGGATGCCAACAGACAACATCCCGCTGCGCGTCCGACGCGACCACGTGATGTACGATCTGTGGGAACAGGAGGGTTATCTCAACACTACCGAAGGTAACGTGGTTCACTACGGCTTTATCGAAAAGTTCATTGAGGAACTGGGCACGCGCTTCAACATCCGGGAGATCGCCTTTGACCGCTGGGGTGCCGTGCAAATGACGCAGAACCTTGAGACCCTGGGTTTTACGGTGGTACAGTTCGGTCAGGGTTTCAGGGATATGAGCCCACCGACGAAAGAACTCATGAAGCTTGTGCTGGAGAAGCGGATTGCGCACGGTGGGCATCCCGTGCTTCGCTGGATGATGGATAATATTTTCATTCGGACGGATCCTGCCGGAAATATTAAAGCCGACAAAGAAAAAAGCACGGAGAAAATCGATGGCGCCGTGGCCACTATTATGGCGCTTGACCGCGCGATCCGGTACGGCGGAGATGGCGGTGGGTCGGTTTATAACGGGAGAGGCTTGTTTGTACTCTAGCAAATGAGCGATGCAGCCTAGCGAAAGCGAAGTTGAAATAAGGGCCACTGTTCATGAGCATTATTTCATTTTAATCTTGATAAATGAAATAACTTCGGTATAATGAAACCAGTGATTCACTTATAAAGATGGGGGCTATAAACATGAGCAACCGCGCTGGGTATGTAAAGACCAATCTGTCAGGAGAAGCAGCGTATCGGTCCTTTGTGCCAGCGCCACTTCCCCCAAACCCGCCTGTCGCACTGGACACAGAAACGATTAGCCTGCTTATTAAAGCAAATCAACAAGTGGGAAAACTGGAAAGTGTCGCTTCAAGAATACCGAATATCAATCTGTTTGTTTCGATGTATGTGCGCAAAGAGGCGTTACTCTCTTCACAAATTGAGGGAACGCAGGCAACGCTTGAAGATGTGCTTGACCCTACGATCGATCAAAATGCCAACCGTAATGTGGCGGATGTGATCAACCACATCAAAGCGACTGAGTTTGCGATCAATAGGATGAAAGAACTTCCGCTCTGCAATCGGCTGATTAGGGAAACCCATGCTGTGTTAATGCAGGGTATTCGCGGTCAGGAGAAAAGCCCCGGAGCGTTTCGCTCTTCGCAAAACTGGATTGGTGCGCCGGGCAGCACGCTTACAAATGCTCGTTATATCCCTCCAAATCCAGAGGATATGATCCAAGCCATGTCGGATCTTGAAAAGTATATCAACGATGACGATGGCTATGATGTGCTGATTCGAGCAGCGCTGATTCATTATCAGTTTGAAACGATCCATCCGTTTCTGGACGGCAACGGAAGAGTCGGACGCTTGCTGATTACGCTCTTCCTTATCGAAAAAGACGTATTAACCACTCCGGCACTGTATATTTCATACTTCCTAAAAAAGAACCGTATTGAATACTACGACCGAATGACGGAAGTCAGGAGCAAGGATAACTATGAGCAGTGGATCAAGTTCTTCCTACAAGCCGTCAGCGAATCTGCCGCAGACGCGCTTTCCGCAATCGATGAACTGACGCAGTTGCATGATAAAAACCTTCTTTTGATTCAATCGATGGGGCGCGTGACGAAGAACGCAGTGCGCGTCTTCACATATCTTGAAGCGAACCCGATCATTGAGATTAAAAAGACCGCAGTCGCGCTGGAAATAACTTTCAATACGGTTTCTAGTGTGATTGCCCGATTGATAGATGCCGGTATCCTGGTCCAGACAGATCAATCAAGCAGAAATCGAACCTTTGCCTATGAAGCGTATCTTGGTATTTTGAAAAAAGGCACCTAAGCTGTCCAAAGGTAAAACAGTCCAATCAATCTATGGGAAAACGTAATGTGCATCGGTGAGCACCTATCCTTCGGGATGGGTGCTTTCTTTTTCCGCGAATCGAAGGAGGCCTTCCATGCATCCATTCACCCGACTGTTTCACCCCCGTGACAAACCCCGCACAGCCGCCGATTCCATGAACGGCAGTGCCTACACCTTCTTCATGGGCGGCAGTTCGTCCGGCAAGCATGTCAACGAGCGGTCCGCCATGCAAATGACCGCTGTGTACAGTTGCGTGCGCATTCTGTCTGAAGCAGTCGCAGGGCTGCCCCTGCACCTGTACCGATACACGGACGACGGCGGCAAAGAAAAAGCGCTGGAGCACCCTCTCTATCGCCTCCTGCATGACGAACCCAACTCCGAAATGACCAGTTTCATCTTCCGGGAAACGCTCATGACGCATCTGCTTCTGTGGGGTAACGCCTATGCACAGATCATCCGAAATGGGAAAGGCGAGGTGCTGGGGCTGTACCCGCTGATGCCTGCAAAGATGACGGTCGACCGGGACGCCAGGGGTGAGCTGTTCTATCGATACCAGCGCACCACCGAGGATAGTCCAGGCCTCGGTAAAGCAGAAACGGTGTACCTCGACTCTCACGACGTGCTCCACATTCCAGGCCTTGGCTTTGATGGGCTAGTCGGTTACAGTCCGATTGCCATGGCCAAGAACGCGATCGGCATGGCAATTGCCTGCGAGGAGTACGGCGCAAAATTCTTCGCCAACGGCGCAAACCCCGGAGGCGTGCTGGAACACCCTGGAACCATCAAGGATCCGGCGAAGGTCAGGGAGTCCTGGAACTCAGTCTATCAGGGTTCCGGCAACAGTCATAGAATTGCCGTGCTGGAAGAGGGGATGCACTTTAATCCGATCTCAATCACGAACGAGCAAGCGCAGTTTCTCGAAACCCGCAAATTCCAGATCAATGAAATTGCCCGCATTTTCAGGGTGCCCCCGCATATGGTCGGCGATCTGGAGAAGAGCAGTTTCAGCAACATCGAGCAGCAATCGCTGGAATTCGTCAAATACACCCTCGACCCCTGGGTGATTCGCTGGGAACAGTCCCTCGCGCGTGCGCTGTTCAGCGAAACCGAAAAGACGAAGCTGTTCTTCAAGTTCAATGTGGACGGTCTATTGCGCGGTGATTACGTCAGCCGCATGAACGGCTATGCCATCGGGCGGCAGAACGGCTGGATGTCTGCAAACGACATCCGTGCGCTAGAAAACCTCGATCCCATCCAGGAAGAAGAAGGCGGTAATCTGTATCTCGTAAACGGGAATATGTGCAAACTCAGGGATGCCGGAAGCGCCTACTCGGCCAATGCCCCGGCTGCAAACGCAGACCCTGCCGCACCCCCTTACCAACCCGATGAGACGCCTGAGCCGGAGGAAGAAAAACCTCCCGAGTCAGGAAACAAACACGCACGAAAACCACGAAAGGAGACCTCTCGATGAACAGGTTTTGGAATTTTACAACCGACGGGGATACCGGTGAGCGTACCCTTTACCTCTGTGGGGTGATCGCGGAAGAGTCGTGGTATGGTGATGAAGTCACGCCCGCCGCGTTCAAGGCTGAATTGCTCGCCGGTGAAGGAGATATTACCGTTTGGGTGAATTCGCCGGGCGGCGATATGCTCGCAGCAAGCCAGATTTACAACATGCTCATGGCTTATAAAGGCAACGTGACCGTGAAAATCGACAGCATCGCAGCTTCGGCGGCAAGCGTCATCGCCATGGCGGGTAAGAAGGTGCTCATCAGCCCAACTGGCCTGATACTGATTCACGATCCCGCGTCCGTGGCCATCGGGAATACCGACGAGATGCGCAAGGCGATTCAGATGCTCGACGAGGTAAAAGAATCGATCATCAATGCCTATGAAATGCGAACCGGGCTTTCCCGCGCCAGGCTCGCGCATCTCATGTCCAGCGAGACCTGGCTAAACGCGAATATGGCCATTGAGCTGGGCTTCGCGGATGACCTGCTGTTCAAAGCAAACAAGGAGCAGCAGCTCGTCAGCGGTCAGTCTGTGGCTGAAAACGGCTACACATTCAGCTGCAAAACAGTGTCCAACAGTCTTCTGGCAAAGATTGCTGCTAAAATGCACAAAGCCGCGCCTGCGGTCACAGCCGCTATCCCGCCTCCCGGGGCTGAACTGACGGAACCGCCTGACCCTGTGGCTGCCGAGCCGCCCGTCCTGCCGGCTCCTACCACTTCGGAGGAGACCGTTACCAAGCCCGCACCCGCGAAACCCGCTGAAACGGCTCAACCTCAGCAGGTTCACGCGGGTGTTTCCATATCTGCGCTTGAAAAAAGGCTCGACCTGCTCAAGCCTTACGGCATCGCTACGCACACCAACTAAAAACAGGAGGAAAAACACAATGAGTAAAATCATGGAACTGCGCGAGAAGCGCACCAAACTTTGGAGCGACACCAAGGCCTTCCTGGATTCCCACCAGAAGGACGGCGTTCTGTGCGCCGAGGACAATACCACCTACGAACGCATGGAAAACGATGTGGTCGTGCTCGGCCACGAGATTGAGCGTCTGGAACGTCAGGCGGCCATTGACCGTGAGATGGCGGCTCCCGTAAACGCGCCGATCACACAAAAACCGGAAAGCGGCAGACCTGCGGAAGTCAAGAAAGGCATCGCTTCCGACGCGTATCGTGCTGCGTTTTGGAATCAGCTGCGTCGTATCTCCACGCCGGAAATTCGTAACGCACTGGAAGCCGGCGAGGAAAGCGAAGGCGGGTACCTCGTTCCCGATGAGTACGAGCAGACGCTTCTCCAAGCTATGGATGATTTTAACATCGTCCGTCAGGTGGCGCACAAATTCCGCACCAATTCCGGATCCCACAAAATCCCCATCGTCGCCAGCAAAGGGGAAGCGAGTTGGATAGACGAAGAAGGCGCGATTCCTGAATCCGACGACAGCTTCGGCCTGATCTCCATCGGGGCCTACAAGATTGGCACGCTCATCAAAGTAAGCGAAGAGTTGCTGAGCGACAGTGTGTTCAACCTCGAAACCTATTTTAGCCAGGAATTCGGCCGCCGCCTGGGTTCCAAAGAGGAGCAGGCGTTCCTGATCGGCGACGGTACCGGCAAGCCCTCGGGTATCTTTGACGCCACGTTGGGCGGCGAGACCGGCGTTACTGCTGCCAGCGCAACCGCAATTAGCGCGGATGAGCTGATCGACCTCTACTACAGCCTCAAGAACGCCTATCGTTCGTCCGCCGTGTGGATGATGAACGAAACCACCGTTAAAGCCATCCGCAAGCTCAAGGACGCAAACGGCAATTACCTCTGGGCGCCGGGGCTGAAGGACGGCGAAACCGACACCCTCCTGGGTAAGAAACTGCTGACCAGCGTGTATATCCCGGAACTTGCCGCGGACAAACGCACCATCGCGTTCGGCGATTTCAGCAACTACTGGATCGGCGACCGTCAAGGCATCAGCTTCAAGCGCCTGAACGAACTCTACGCCGTCACCGGTCAGGTGGGTTTCCTCGCTACCCAGCGTGTGGACGGCCGTCTGGTCATGCGCGAAGCAGTTAAACTGCTCAAGCAGAAAGCTTCTGCCTAAACCACCAAACTGAGCCGGTGCCGGGGCGTAATGAAAGCTGCGATTAAAAGCGGTCTTTTTTATGCTTCGGCGCGGCTCGCCCTTTCCCGCGTGGATTAGCAGGCAAAAAATAGGAGGTTTCAAAATGAGCGATTACAACACGAAAAACTACACCGAGCAGGGCGGCGAGCGCACAGTAATTGGCGGCGAACTGGTCATCGCGCCCGGTGGAAAGCTCACCGATAACAGCGGGGTGCCAGATGAGGAAGAGACTGCTAAAATCCCGTATCTCGCCAATTCCACACAGTCCACCGCCGCAGACGTTGTCAAGGATTTCAATGCCCTGCTGACACTGCTTCGGGCAGGCGGGTTTATGGATTCCGTCGCACCAACCATCACGATCATCACCCAACCAGTGGATCAGAACGTCGCGGTCGACGGATCCGCTGAGCTGACGGTTGCGGGTTCTTGCTCGGATGGCCGCGCCGTAGCATACCAATGGTACTCCAACACGGTCAATTCCGCCACGGGCGGAACGCAGATTACCACGGGAGGCACGGCTACAACGTATAGCGCGCCGACAACCACTGCAGGAACGATCTACTACTATTGCGTGGTATCCGACGGCACGGGCGGAGCAACGGAATCGGTAGCGCCGGTCACGTCCAACATTGCTGCGGTCACCGTAGCGTAAAAACGGGGGGGCGACAGTCCATGACGGCTTCGGAACGCAGACAGGCGTTACTGGCCAAGGTGAAGGCAAACCTGATCATAGAGCACGACCGGGATGATGAAATCCTCTGGCTGCATCTCAGCGCCGCCATGGACTACGCCGGGAAGTTCCAGCACAAGGATTTTGCGTATTACAGCACGCATCGGATGAGCCCATCCACCCTGCAGGCGGTCATCATGCTGGCCAGCTTCTACTACGAATCCAAAGACGGAGGCACAGGCGGGTTCTTTAGCCCCACCGCCACAGCCGCCAAGCAGACGCTGGAATGCGTGGATAACCTGCTCAGGCTGGATAAGGATTGGGTGGTGTAGGCGATATGTTTAACGATTTTATCGAGATCATCCAGCGGCGCAGTACAACAGATGATGAAGCGTTTTCTTCCGATCAGGACGTCGTTCTGGCCAGTGTGCGCGCTGAAAAAAGCTATGGGTCCATGACCGAAACGCAGGCAAACGACGCAACCTTCGCAGCGCAAACCGCCGTGTTCAGGTTCCGGCGCATTCCCGGGCTTCGCGTTGAACCCTCCCTGTTCATCACCGACGCGGCGGGCCGGTACAACATCACCGCTGTGGACGAGGTTTCCGGGCGCGGAATGTATATCGAGGTACTTGCTAAGAAGGTGACGTCAAGTGGCTAAATGTACAGTGCAGATGCCGGATGAGTTCATTGATAAGATGAACAGACTCGGCAATCGTACGGATGAAATCATGGAGCGCGTTCTGGAAGCGGGCGGCGAGGTTGTGGAGGCAAAAGTCAAATCGAACCTTGCCAGCGCCATCGGGCGCAATACCAAGTATCCAAGCCGATCTACGGGAAAGCTGTTATTGGCTGTCGGCACATCGCCTATGCGCGTGAATAAAACCGGTGATTATGATGTGAAAATCGGTTTTGCAAACTCGCGCGGCGGGAGCGCTTCCAACGCGATGATTGCCGCCATACTGGAATACGGTAAGCACGGGCAGCCGCCCAAACCGTTCATGAAACCAGCGAAATCCTCCAGCAAAGCAGGAGCTATTACAGCGATGACACAAAAGCTGGATCAGGAGTTGAGCGAACTATGAGCTTGCTATCCGAACTGAAAACCGTTATGGAAGGTCTGGATATCCCCGTAGAAACAGGCGTTTTCAAGGATACCGCACCGGACAGATATACGGTGCTGACGCCCATAACCGACGCGCTTTCCTTATTCGCGGATAACACGCCTCAGCATGAAATACAGGAGGTGCGCGTTTCTGTTTACGATAAGAGCAACTATACCACGCTTAAAAACACTTTAACTCGCGCTTTCCTTGCGGCGGATATCACGGTCACCGACAGACGGTATATCGGGCACGAGGATGATACCGGCTATTATCATTACGCCATTGATGTGGCGAAACTGTACCAATGGGAGGATTAATCTATGGCATCAATCGGATTGGACAATCTTTTCTACGCGACAATTGCCGAAAGCGCAAGCGGCGTGGAAACCTACGGATCGCCTGTACGCCTGGCAAAAGCCATGACCGCAGAACTATCCGTGGAGATCAATGAGGCGACTCTTTGGGCGGACGACGGCGCCGCCGAAACCGTGAAGGAATTCAAGAACGGTACCATTTCGCTGGGCGTGGATGCTATCGGCGCGGCAGCTGCTGCGGCGCTCACAGGCGCGGGCATTGATGACAACGGCGTGCTGGTGTCCGCAGGCGAGAATATCGCGCCACCCGTAGCGATTGGCTTCAGGGCGCAAAAGAGCAAGGGCACCTATATGCTCTACTGGCTGTACCGTGTCGTATTTGGCGTCCCTGGCACCAAGCTGACTACCAAGGGTGATGGCATCACATTCAGCACCCCGACGATAGAAGGCACGATATACCGCAGGAACAAGCTGGACTCCTTTGGCAAGCACCCGTGGAAAACGGAAGTAGACGAGAGCGACGCCAATGTTTCTCAGGCAGTCCTTACAGACTGGTTTAACCATGTCTATGAGCCCGAGGGCACAGCTTCGCATAATTTCAGTCTGGCGGTTTCCAAGCTTCCTTCGCCTACGCTTCAGAACATCGTGACCAATAACGCTGAAGTGGATCATGTTGCGATGGACGGAAACGTGATCACCATTACGGCGGCAGTCGCGGACCTCGCGGCTTTCACCGATGCTGCGGTGGGCAGCGGCAGTCACAAATGGGTCGGAATTGAAGTCACTACAGGGCTTGCGTCCATCCTGGGGATTAGCAAAAGCGGCGTGCCTTTCGTTGAGGCGGACGTGGTCAGCGCCGTGCAGCAAGGCTCGTCCTCCGGTGATTTTGTGCTGTATGTGCCCGCAGACGCGCCGGCCACCAGGAATTTCTCGCTGACCAAGCCCGGTTACAACGAAGCGAGCGTGACCATTGCCGTCACAGCGCCATAAGGAGGGAGCGACATATGGACGATAGAAATGCGGTCATTTCCCTTGATGGGAAAAAGTACGAAATGGTACTGAGCACCCGCGCCACGAAGGAAATCGGCAAACGGTACGGCGGTCTGGGGAATCTGGGCGAAAAGCTGATGCAGAGTGAAAATTTCGAGATGGCGATATCGGAAATCGTCTGGCTCATCGCGCTGCTGGCAAACCAGAGCATACAGATTCACAACCTGCAGCATCCTGATGAAAAACAGGACTTGCTCACCGAGGAAACGGTGGAATTGCTCACGACCCCGCTGGACCTGGCGGATTACAGGGACGCCATTATGACGGCAATGGTCAAAGGCACCAAGCGCGAAGTGGTAAGCGAGGACGACTCAAAAAACGTGGTGGCAGCCAAGTAAGCGACGGCGAGTTGTTTGCTCGGCTGCTTTTCTATGGCGTGACCCTGCTGGGACGACCGGAGCGCGAAGTGTGGCTTATGCCCTTTGGCGCTCTGCTCGACCAGTGGGAGGTATACAAGCAGTTCAATGGTATGGCGAAAGCCAAACGTGAATGCTATATCGATGAGGTGTTTGCAGTGGGGATATAGCACTGGCATTTTCCTGATGGGAGGTGAGCGCATATGGCGGATATCGGCATCAAACTGGGCGTCGAAGGTGAGAAAGAGTTTAAGCAGGCGCTTTCGGACATCAACCAGCAGTTTAAAGTTCTCGGCAGCGAAATGAAGCTGGTCGATTCCTCCTTCGAGAAAAACGAGCAGAGTGTTCAGTCGCTCACCGCCAAAAATGAAGTGCTGGAAAAGCAGATCGATACGCAGAAGGACAAAATCGGCACGTTGAGGGAGGCTCTTGCTAACGCTGCCGCATCTTTCGGCACGGCAGACAAGCGTACACAGGCGTGGCAAATTCAGCTAAACAACACAGAGGCTGAGCTCAACAGTATGCAGCGCGAACTGGGCAGCAATGAAAAAGCCATTGACTCCATCGGCGATGGAATGGCCGATGCTTCCAGGAATACGGATAAGCTCGGTAAAGGTTTGGACGATGTTGGGGATGAATCCGCCACAGCCGGTGGTAAGTTTGAGAAGCTCGGCTCTGTGGTAAAGGGCGTTGGCGTAGCAATGGGCGCGGCGCTAGTGGGAATCGGTACGGCAGCCATCG